CTCAAACCTTCTCTCCCTGAGACGATCCGAACAGTGCCAGATTCACCATTTAATAAACCTGATACGCTTAACTTCGATGCAAAATGATGCGGAAATAAAACAGACCTCACGAGGGGTCGGGCTAATTGGCAGCACTGAGCCTAGAATCCACACGCCTTTACTTAAAGGTCGCACAAAGTCGCAAGAGGTAGCAGATCTAGCCGAGAAAATAGGGATGCCGTTAATACCCTGGCAACGCTGGGTGCTAGATGATCTACTAGTTGTAGATGATAAAGATATGTGGGTGAAGAAGACTGGACTAATTCTTGTTAGCAGGCAATCAGGGAAGACTCACCTAGCCAGAATGCTTATATTGGCACATTTATTCATTTGGAATTCTAAAAATGTACTGGGTATGTCTTCTAATCGCAATATGGCATTAGATACATTCAGAAACGTTGCATTTACTATAGAAGATAATCAATTCTTAAAAGATCAAGTAAGGCAGATACGCTTGGCTAATGGTCAAGAATCTATAACCTTACTTAATGGCGCTAGGTATGAAATTGCAGCAGCTACTAGAGATGCACCTCGTGGCAAAACAGCGGACTTCTTATATTTAGATGAATTACGTGAATGGTCAGAAGAAGCATTTACAGCTGCATTACCAGTAACACGTGCAAGGCCCAATTCTATGACTTTAATGACCAGTAACGCTGGCGACGGCTTTAGCACAGTGCTTAACGATCTTAGAGAGCGTTCATTATCTTATCCACCAAAGACTTTAGGTTATTACGAATGGTCAGCGCCACAGCACTGTAAAATACACGATAGAAAAGCTTGGGCTATGGCAAACCCCGCCCTTGGATATTTAGTAACAGAGCAAACCCTGGAAGAAGCCGTAAACACAAACAGCATAGAAGCTACTCGCACGGAAATGCTTTGCCAGTGGATTTCAAGCACTGTCAGCCCCTGGGCCTATGATTCAGTCCAACAATGTAGCGATAGCACTTTAGAAATCCCAGTCGGGCCACAGACAATTATGGCATTTGATATTGCACCTACTAGAAGATCAGGCGCTTTAGTAATGGGCCAAATGAAAGACGGCAAAATAGCAGTCGGACTTGCACAGCTTTGGCATAGCGATATTGCTATAGATGAAATGAAGATGGCAAGCGATATAAATGAGTGGGCTAAAAAATATCACCCGACTACTATCTGTTTTGACAAATACGCTACCCAGACAGTTGCGACCAAGCTTGAACAAAGTGGCTGGCGATTGGAAGACTGCAGTGGGCAAAAATTTTACCAAGCGTGCTCTGACCTTGCCAACGCACTGGCTCAAAACACTATGGTTCATTCGGGGCAACAGGATCTAGTGCAACATCTAAATAACTGTGCAGCTAAAACCTCAGATTTTGGTTTCCGTATAATTAGGCGTAAATCAAGTGGCGAGGTGACAGCTGCTATATCACTGGCTATGGTCGTAAGTCAATTAACTAAACCTCAACAAACCGCACAAATCTTTGTCTAACTTGCACCATTAGTCCGATTTATGGTATAAAGTACCTATATGGGTCTATTGTCTGCTTTGGGTATAAACAAAAAAACTGAATCTGTCCAAGCGCAATACGCCCCTGCCATTATGGACACAGCTTATGGCTATGGTTCATTTACAACTGGTGTCGGTAATTTCCCTGGTGGATTAGATCGCAACTTTGCAATGCAAGTACCCGCAGTTTCTAGGTGCAGAAATCTTTTAGCTGGAGTAGTATCTTACTTGCCACTTAAACTTTACAAAAAGTCAAGTGGTGAGGAGTTGGGGAACCCTCTGTGGCTAGACCAGCCAGACTATCGGCAACCAAGATCCGTCACCATTTCCTGGACTGTCGATAGTTTGCTGTTTTATGGTGTTGCATATTGGAAAGTTACAGAATTATATGCAGATGATTTAAGACCATCACGATTTGAGTGGGTCGCTAATAATAGAGTTACATTTACAACTAATAAATTTGGCACAGAAATAGAAGAATACTTTATAGATGGCGTAAGAGCCCCAATGACAGGCATTGGATCATTAATTACATTTCAAGGATTAACGCAAGGTGTATTAAACACTGCATCACGCACAATTCAATCAGCATTAGATATTGAAAAAGCCGCAGCTGTAGCAGCAGCAACTCCTATGCCATCTGGCTACATTAAAAACACTGGCGCAGATTTACCAGAACAACAAGTATCAGGATTATTAGCACAATGGAAACAAAGTAGATTAAATAGATCAACAGCATATTTAACTAGCACATTATCATATGAAACCACAGGGTTTTCTCCTAAAGATATGATGTACAATGACAGTCAGCAATACTTGGCAACTCAAATTGCTAGAGCTATGAACGTGCCTGCATATTACATATCTGCTGATATGAATAATTCAATGACTTATCAAAACATTATTGATGGTCGCAAAGAGTTTGTTGCTTACTCATTACAGCCATTTATCTGTGCTATTGAAGATCGTTTGTCTATGGATGACATTACCCCACGTGGGCACGTAGTTAAGTTTGCTATTGAAGAATCATTTTTGCGTGCAGACACAATGAAGCGACTAGAAGCAATAGAAAAAATGTTATCTCTAGGTCTAATTGACATAGATGATGCAAAAGAAATGGAAAGCCTAACACCTAACGGAAGAGAAGTCGAAGATGATACTTACATTCAGTAGCCAGGTAGAAGCTGCGGATACAGAGCGCAGGATTATCGCTGGCAAGATCGTGCCATTCGAAGAAGTGGGCAATACTTCAGTCGGCAAGGTGGTATTCGCTAAAAATTCAATCGAAATAGGCGATCCAGGCAAGGTCAAGATGCTTATGCAGCATAGACCAGAGAAGCCAATAGGTCGTATGCAAAAGTTTAATCAGGCAGAAGATGGTATCTACGCATCATTTAAGATCAGTGCATCAATGCAAGGTCAAGATGCTTTAATCCTTGCAGGTGAGCAATTAATCGACGGATTATCAGTCGGTGTAGATGTAAACAAGTCTGTACAGAAAAAAGATTATCTATATGTAACTAGCGCAACTTTACGTGAGGTTAGCCTAGTCGAATCGCCAGCGTTTACCGCTGCGCAAGTAACTAAAGTTGCTGCTAGTGAAAACGAAGCAGAGACACCAATCGAAACCAAAGAAAGCGAGGCTATTGTGGAAGACAAAGCACCAGAGCCACAAAGCACAGAGGTCGAGGCTGCTACTCCTACAGTAGAAGCTGCTCGCCCTACAATTACAGCACCATATATTTCTACAAAAGTGCGCACACCTATTCAATCAATGGGTGGATACACAGAGCATAAAATTAAAGCAGCATTAGGCAACGATGACTCAAAGTTATTTATTGCAGCTGCTGATGATTTTGCTAACAACGGATTAGGATTTAATCCAACACAATATCTAACAGAGTTTGTAACTAATACACGCTTTGGTACACCTGCTATTGATGCCTGTTCCCAGGGAACTTTGCCCCCAACGGGCCTTACCATAAATATCCCTTCACTTGTCACTTCAAGTGGTGGTGGAACTGGTGTAGCACCAACTGTAACTGTAGAAGCCGAAGGCGGCGCAGTGTCAAATACAGATATGGTCAGCCAGTATCTTTCAGGAACTGTATCCAAGTATTCTGGAATGAATACGCTATCTGTGGAGCTCCTAGAGCGCAGCGGGTATCCTGGATTTTATGAGGAATTGACAAATCAACTCTCTCTAGCTTATTTGAAAACAATCGACACCACAGTATTAACTGCATTACTTGCAGCTGGTATGAATGGTACAAATACATCTGCTGATCTAGATGGTATCGTTGCATTCACTACAGAAGGCGCACGTACTATCTACTCAAACACAGGTTACTTTGCACAGAACTACATCGCTAACCCAGCACAATGGGGTGCCCTAATTGGTGCACAAGATACAACAAAGCGACCAGTATTTAACGCCTTGCAACCAATGAACGCAGCAGGCCAAGTTGGTCCACAATCAATCCGTGGCTCAGTATTAGGACTTGATCTATACGTAGACAAGAACTTCTCAGCAACTACATTTGATGATGATTCTGCTGTAATTCTTGCACCAGAAGCATTTACTGTATATCGCTCACCTCAGGCATATATGTCTGTAAACGTAGTATCAAACCTACAAGTACAGGTAGCAATTTACGGATATATGGCAACAATCGCCAAAATGCCTAACGGAATTATCAAGTACAAGAAGACCTGATAAGACCCATTAACCAATCAGTAATCTCTGGGGTTTAGTAGCCCTAGCCCCAGAGAGCTATTAGCAAAGGAGTAGAGATGCCAGCAACGTTTGTTACAACAGCCGAGTTACGGGCTAATCTTGGTATTGGTTCACTCTACTCTGATGCGACTGTAGAAGAATGCTGTCAATCGGCAGAAGATTTAATTAGCCAATACTTATGGCATAACGATGCCCCAGTAGTAGGCACAGCATTACAAGATAACGTGGCAACACTTATGCTTTCTAATCCAAACGCATTTGTAACAGGTCAGCAAATAGTAGTAAGCGCTTGTGGTTCAACATTTAATGGCACTTACACAATCACTGGCACAATACCGCCAAGCACAGGCACAACTAGCCTTATCCCAGTATTTATGTATCAATTTGGTCAAATTAATTACCCTAATGGATATTCATTTGTGCAATATGCAAAAACAGCAGCTAATCAAAATTTTCATAAAGTAGTGCCTTATGGCAACGCAAGAGGCCCAGAACACAAGACTCAATCTTATGCGAGCACCCCTGCAATACGAGAAGCTGCGATGATAATTGCAGTGGACATCTGGCAAGCAAGACAAGTTAGCCAGACAGGTGGGGTCGGT